ATGGAATTAGAAGACGGCCTATCAGAAAGACCCAAATTAGACTTACTAAGTCCCATAGGGTTAGTCTGTGACGTAGTTCCCTCGGGTGCAAGGTTACGCTTATAAAGATCATCCACCATTTTGTTATTATTAAATGGATGCTGAGCACCTGCTACTGCTTCTTGGCTAGGCGCCTGATAATTAACAGGACGGTTGATGCTGGCCCAAAAATCATTCCAACCTCCGAACAGACCACTAATGCCACTGGTAGCATTACCGGCATTCTGTCGAAGCTTTTCCTGATCTTGGCCCATATTATTCTGGTTATCCCAAGGGAATGCCACAGGAGGTATCCTTTCTTAAGTTAGATTCTGTGCGGCGGCAAGTCGTGCATAAGCTTCGCGGCGTGCGGCCTGAACATTAGTGCCGTTAGCACCATTCTCGGATTCGTACTTAGCACGACGGAAAGAAAGATCATCCAGAGAATTAGTAAGACCGGTTTCTACGCCGGTTTTCTGCTTCTCATACTGCTGACCTGCCTTAGTAAGATTGTCAGCAAACATGCCGGAATTAGCAAGACCTCGGGAAGCAAAATCCTCTGAAAGACCGGTAAGTCCTACAGTCTTATTCCGCTCAATGCCTGTCAGCGCAGTCTTAGAGTCATTCTGAAGAATGCCCTTCTGCCTGTCACTGTCTGCGATATACTTCTTCAAGGCATTAGCATAAGCAGATTTCTGGTCCGTAAAGGTAGAGTCTACTTCTGCCATTTTACTAATGTCAGCCTCAGAAAGCTTAGGCTTTTCAGGGGCAGGAGCAGGGGCACTAATTTGAGCAGGCTGAGTAATTGCCACCGCGCCGCCGCCGCCATAAGAAGGCGCCCTATATGCAGGCGCATTATATACCGGAGCAGGAGCCCAATTACTAACAGGAGCGGCAGGAGAAGGAGCAGGTGCCTGAGGGCGAGCAATAGAAGCAGGTGCCGAAGGTTTTGACCAAGGCAAAAGCGGGGCTTTACGCCCTGCATTCATTAGCTCTGCAAAAGCATCATATACCATTACATTCCTTTCTGTTGATTCTGCTTAATCATATTCATCAGCAGATTTTGTTTAGTGGTCTTTGCCAGTGCATCCCGTTCCTGGTACCCGCTGGGATCAAGTCCCCCTCCCGCATGAGGACTAGGAGCACTACCATTATAAACCCTATTACCTACTGAATAAGATTCATTCTGTCGGGAAAAGTTACCCAAAAAGCTAGGCGCAGGTTTAGGTGCTTGCGGAGGCATTTGAAACATAATACATTCTCCTAATTAAATTTGTCAACGACTTTCTCCTTGGGCATCACATAAGCAGTAAGCGTATGTACCTTACAAGGACCGGTGGCCTGATTACCCAAGGTAGAAGTTTCAAGCTCAAAGCTGACCTGCTTAAATCGGATGGATTTAATCAGCTTGATAAAGATGCGACCATTCTCGGTGACTGCATTCCTAGGGTCGCCACCATCAACAACTTCAAGGCTATTGTAAAGGAAGCTTAGCGGATTTCCCCATGTACCTGCTTTAAGCTGGTTATGGGTATAGCCACCAAGTTGCTTCCATGAAGGGACACGCCTAATGGCATTAGGAATAAGCCTAGTGGTCACATACTGATTGCTCTTAATATCTGCGCCCCACCAGAATAGTCTCTTCGCCACAGAAGGTGCCTGAAAGTCGTAGCTCTTAGTTCTGATCTTGCATTCAATATGCTCAAGCATAATGGGTCCGGTCCCATATTCATCTTTGACGAGCATAATAGTTACTGGTGATGCACCATCCAGCCGCTTAAACTTCAGCCACTCTAGAACGTAGCTATCAGTATCGTCAGTAGCTATATGAACAAAGGTGATAGAAGCGGAAACAGTATTACTGGGGACAGAATACGTTTCATTGATATCCCCTGTGGAAAGCACCCTAGTAATAGTAGTGAAAGTACCATTCTTTAGAAGGCAGACTAGCCTAGCTTCAAGGCTTCCGCCGTGCATAGTCAGTTTTCCGGTGAGTTGCCACTTTTGTCCCGAAGCCAGCATTAGCTTATCTGCAAAGAGAAGGGAAGAAGTAACCGCAGTTGTTACAGTAAGATCGTCACTTTCATCAAGGGATACGCTATTTCCATCACCTACTCTTGAATCAAGAACCATTGCATAGTTATGGGTAAAGACTGGAATAACATCGACACCCGGCGCTTGCGCTGTTCCTGCCGAAGCCGCAACATAGACACTAGAAGAAGTAGAGGCAGAATCAGCAGGCATTTCATACAGCTTACTGGGAACGCCTTTATAAGAACGCCATTGGCTCCATGACCGGGAATCAATAGAATAGGCATAGATATTATTGAAATACCGCACAATTAGTCTACGATTTACCACAGAAAGGTCTACTCCGTCTGCGGCGCTATCTACGCCAAAGGTGTCCTTATCGAAGCGCACAAACCTATTAAGCTGAGTAAATGTACTATTTACCAGTTCATAAAGGCGTCCTTGGTCATAGACATAGACGTAGTTCTCAAACTCTACGACTGAGGTAGCCGTGGCAGTGCCTACAGAGCCGCTGAGCTTGACTACCTGACCCTTAGAAGGACTGGAAGGATAGCTAAAGCGCCATGTTCCATCGTTCTTAAAGATCATAATTGAACTATTAAGGGCAAGAAGTGCGGTAATAAATCCACCCTCACCGGGAGCAATATCAGCAAAGTCTACTGAATTCCATACGTCAGGGGTAGGACCACCAACTCCGATAGCAGAGAAATAGAGCCGCGAATTCTGGGCCGCAGTATCAATACCTGCAATCCAGAGACGGCTCTGAAAGGCAATCATTGCATTGCCCTTTTTCATTGCTGGGACGGAAACAACTGTCGTATCCTTTGACCACTTAAAGCTGTCGATAGAAGAAGAAGGACTAACGCAGAAATAGCAGTCCGCATTCATCTGAACAAAGGCAGTTACCTTATTACCTGACGAGAAGGATTTAACGAGAATAAAGGAACCGGTAAAGTCTCCCGACAAGTATGCCCGTACTTCACCGCCACCATCTGTCTTAGGCTTAACGACAAGTACATACCATTCAGTTGTGCTTGTGCGATAAATACCTAGTACCTTCCAAGTAGAAGATACGGTATCTCCATCAATGGTAGTACCCTCAGCAATTTCAAAAGGGGGACGTGACCACAGGAGATTGTCCGGCCCTACTTCAAAGTTAACCATTTCAACCAGTTCGGTATCTTTTGATTCCCCTGAAAGAGAGACGTTATTAAGCCCATCTGTAAAGGGGCCAATCCGTACTGGCTTGCCGGGCATTACTGATAGTCCTCCGGGTCTAGGGTGATACTAGGAAAGTATCCATTTTGTTCAACAGTTTCATTCTGTTGCATATTCACGCTCTTTTCAAACTGCTGTAGCTTAATGCCAGCGGCCTGAAAGTTCTCGTCCAGTTCCATTGCCTGAGCAATGACATACTGCAAGACAGCATTGTAGAAAGAATCGGGAACACTAAGCTTATCGCCCGTACTATCTACAGACTTAGGCGTGCGCGTAAAATAGACGGTATATCCATCTTCAAGGTCCTCATTGGGTGGAGGCCAGAAATTAAGCACGCCATTCTTAATGTACCAAATCTCGGGAGTACCTGAACTAATGGAGCTATCCTGACCGATAATGTAGGTCAGAGCATCCTGAAAGGTTACATTCTTTACAGGACGGCCCTTATAGAGAACAGTATGTACTCGGGCTACATCAGCAAAGGCAGGATCACTCAGGAGGGTGTATTTATCCTTATCCTGAACGATATCAGCAGAAGCCATTCCTTCGTTAATGGTGTCGTTGCTGACGACAATCTCTGCCTGAGCCTGATTAATCCATCGGATAATATCGGACTGACTAATCTGAGTTTCAGCTTCGTCACCAAACTGCCGGGTAACTGCGGTAATTACTTCCTGAACAGTCCGCGTATACTTCTCAATAGCCATTAGCCAAACTTCCTTGTTCCATGCTTGAAGGTGTGCAGAGGACTGTTAGCAATGGTATGGAATACATCAAGGTTTTCATTATGGCGTTCCTTAATGGAATCCTGAACTACCTTTTCCTTGCGTTGCTTTTCCGCAATGTACTTTTCGTAGACTTCTTTAACGCCACGTGCAGTAGTGTCATGCTCGTATAGCCAACGATAAACGAAAGAAATAGTGCATTCAGATTCTCGAAGTTCCTTGAGAACAGTACCCATTGTATCAACCAGAGCGAAAGGATAAGGCTCATTGATTTCACGACGATTAAGAGGCACCTGCGCAAGACGTACATCCGGGTACCTTTCAGCAATCGACTGTGCAAGATGCTGATGCGCCTGTGACATTCCTGCGCCCGTATTGGGGTCAAGAAGATAGGCACCTGCAATTGCGTCGTGAGACAATACAAAACTCATAATTACTCCTATAGTGGTCTGGACATAAGTATGCCCCAGTCTTATTGATAATATCAACAAGCTGGGGCATACCCTACATATTATTCAGATTTAAGGACCACAGAGATATTGCTTGTAAGTTCCTTTTTAAGCTGTTCAATTACCTTGGGGTCAATGCCCGGGATATCCTTGATAGCTGTCAGAATCTTAGTCGTATTATCATTGATAAGATTCTGCGTTACTGCAATGTCGCCAAGATCGGCAGACCGCATAGGCCAGAACCCGCCCGGATTAGTGGTAGAAAGGCTACCATCTTTTGGATTCATCCAACGCTGTATGTCGCGGCCAAATACACGAGCGTGCATCTCTACCAGCATTTTCTTGGATTCGGCGTCCATTTCATCATCCTCCTCATTAATGTACCGCAAATAGCCATACAGGTTTGTTTTGGGCCATACGTGAATGCGAGGCGGGGAGCCGTACTGATTCATGTACTTATCTTCGTATCCGTCTCCCAGACCATTGGCCTCAAATACTCGAATAGAGTTACCCAAATCTTCCAGCACAATCCCAATATGGCCGTAGCCGGTTCCCCATGCCTTGCGGTTATAGATGAATACGTCGCCCTTTTTAGCGGGCTTATCTGGAAGAATACCGTCAAAGTGAACGTAATACGTTCCCTTTACATTCTCCCAAACAGATGCGGCATCTGGATTACGTGTAATGCCGGTAAGACCTAGTTCGGTCCACCAGTAATTCCACAAATCCATGCACTGAGTACCATACCTCCCGTCAAAGTTGATATGAGCACCGTTAATGTTAAGGTTCTTGCCATTCCATTCATTAACGAAATCATCTGTAAACTTGTTGATATCCACTATTTACCTACTATCGCCCACAGGAGGCCCGCGGCCCCGACAATGGAACTGATAATAGCCAGTACCCTTGTACCCTGTGAATTGTTCTTGCTTTCAAGTGCGGTAATATCGTTACGAATGTCTACAATGTTGGACGTATTTACCGTAATCTTATTGTCCATTGCATTCATATCTACCCGCTGACCGCGGATATCTTTCTCTGACTGGTCAATACGCCTCACTCCATCAGTTAGAAAGCCTGTAAGCAATCCTTCAAGTCGTGCTATATCGACCCTAACACCGGTAATGGTATCGTCCCCGCCATTACCGGTGCTAATCGTTGTTGCCATTATGTCCCCTTATATTACTCGTTAGTGCCTAGGTCCCAGTCCATCAATGCGGCTCCGGCTTTAACTACAACAAGTGCGGCATTGTCGCTGGAAGCTACTGAACTTCCTTCAGGAGCAGTAAGGAATCCCAAAGTTTGATCTACTGCGGGAACCGGCACTGAACTCAAAGAATAGGAAGAACGTACTGATGTGAAATAACTTGTTGCATTGCCAAAAGCAATTCTTGAATCATGCACTGTTCCTGAGCCAGTAAATACCGGCCCTGCCGCAGATGCACTATGAGTTAGTACACCAATAACAACCTGTTCATTCTTACCGACTCTAGGAGCAGGCAAAGGCATGACTACAGACTTTAGTCCCGTTGTTGCCGCATCGAAGTTAGCAGACTGAGAAAGAACTTTACCGTCCATTCGATAAATAACGAATCGAGCCAATGACCCAGCACTGCCTGCGGTTACAATATTCGCGGCACATTCGACAATTGTACAACCCCTTGCGGCAGTTACAATATGCCCTCGGAAAGTACCATTAGTCAATGCCGGAGTATTAGCCCTAACTCCAGAGGGGCCATACCATTGTCCGGGAACCATTGGATAACTGCCCGGTGTATGCCTAGTAGTATCTGCAATAACCTGTGGAGCCCTAAGCTTAGGCAAAACCATTGTGCCTGCGGTCAATGCGTCAATATTGGAAGTTGTCAAATCCAACCGAAGAACTCCGCCAATGTTTCCGCCCGGCTTGAGCCTTACAGGATTAACAAGAAGTCGCATTGTATAAGACCCCGGAAGAGTTTTAGCCAAAGACGGAACCCAGTTAGTCATATTCCACTTCATAAGTCGAATAGACGGTCCCACAGAAGGCGCTACCTGCTTCAGATAGGCTACATTTGATTCGCAATATACCATGTATATTTTTCCATCAGGTGTAGCCTGCAATGCAGAATGTCCCATAGTGCTGGTACCAATTACTGTGTACGTTACAGACGAACCAACGCGCTTATAGAGGCGCATTTCATTAATAGGCGCATCCATCCGTACAATTGCGTAGGCATTTCCTGATGTATCAGCTGCTGTGCCGGATATAGCAATTCCGGAAACTCCCGTAAGAACAGCGGCAGACATATCGGTGGGGACCAGCGGAAGGGTCATAGTAGTGCTGGCGGCATTCTTCCAAGTAACACCTTTATCGAGGCTATACATGTAATGAATACCATTGTTACTACCAGTGCTACCGCCGCCTACAGAATTGTCTCGCCACGTCCACCACATATGGAGTCGACCGGAACCATCATCATAGCAATAGCGACCGGGATAGGCACTATTATCACCCGCACCCGGCAAATGCCCATTAAGAATCATACCGATTCGTGACCAAGTTTTAGTCGCATCGTTATAAGTATTAATGAGAAGATCACCGTCACCAGAAGTACCGTCACGATACAGGAAGATAACAGTTCCATCATTCATTCGCTCAAAGCAAGGATAAGTTACTTCAAGTTCCTGAGTGCCCACCATGGCAGGGGATTCCCAGCCACTAGTAATTTCATTAGGGACCAGTGAACGAATGTAATTCAAGGGCGACCTGTGGTGATTTGCGGCAATATGAATATATCCCGCATTGTCTACCATCATGGCAATGTTATTGTGTTCATCCAAGGCGGCAGGTGCCTGAAGCGGATTACCGGGAAGCGTGCCAAGATTAAACAGTTGCCATTGATTTTCATCAGTTTTCATGCGTCCGATATATGGCATAAGATCGGAGCCATAGAATACAGCATAGACAACATCTCCGGCTGTGCGGATAATAGAATAGCTATTAGTAGGCGTACCATTGATTCGGCTGTAGTCTGTTAGCTCAATAGGAAACTGATCAAAGGTAATCTGCGGGGTATTAACTTCGCTTAGGCGAAGAGGGAGATTTACGTCCTTAACTACAACTTTAGCAGGAAGGGCAAAATCATCCCCTACGGAGACAAGTCTTTGCGTCATGAATTATCCAATCAAGTAAAGACCGGGGTTAGCCGGATCAAGTGAAATAAGGTCTACTTCTGTTCGCTTCGTAACGCTAGTTTCTACAACACCCAGCGCATTGCCGACTTGCACATTGTTGTGCAGAGCGAAGTCAGCAGAATTAAGTACGGAGTAGAGTCTAACCTGAGTAGCTACTGTCTGAGTATCTCCCCAAATATTTTCCTTAAGTACAAGGATTTTAGATGTATTTGCGTACACGCTTGCTTTATGGTCCGTAAAGGTTGTGTTGTTCTGGTTAGCATTGAGCGAGGTATTTCCATCAACAATAACCGTGGTGGCGGTAGTGCCTGTTACCTTAACACCGGTATCCCCTGCATTAAGTACAGTATTCTGCTTAATAGAAACAAGCTCACCTACCAGTATATTGCTGGAAAGTGCCACCAAAATACCGTCATACTTAGCTTTAATTGTCTCATTGTTATGAATCTTAAGCAGCTTATAGTTACCTGCTGAGACACGAATGCAGACACCCTTGTTGCCCTCAATAGTTACGGCTCCAAAGGTATGCCCGGCATAGCCTTCAACGCTCATTCGAGGGTCGGTACCGTCATTGTTAGAAATAGTATTGTTCTTTATCTCCACAGTGGGAGAAGCAGTCATACTACTAATAATATCCAATTTAATGGCATCCGTGCAGTTTATGCCATTTACATAGAATGAGTTGTTGTTTACCTTGAAATTGCCGCCAAGAACGCTTTCGGTGACTTCGGCCTTAATGGCGGCATCAGTATCGGTAAGGAGGTAAAGCTCATTGTTTTCAATGGTGTGTGTAAGGCCCTTAATTTCCCGGAAGGAAATTACAGCACCATCATCCGTTTCATCAGAAACGTGACCATAAATCTTATTGCCGCGATACACGTTACGGTTTCCTGCGACCTTCATGCCACCATAGACGGTGTTGTTAATGAATTCGCACTTTTCCGTATTACCGTGCATATCCAAGCCAAATTCAATACCCGCCAACTGGGAATTGAGGACCTTAACATCACGGTTTACAATGATAGGATCAGTCCCGCCGCCGGTCAAAGTAATGGCGTGCCGGGTTGTACGTGCATGGACTTTATCAATAGTAATCTTCTGAGAGTTGACTACCGCAACCGCATAGTTCAAGCCAACATTAGGAGAATAGTCCAAGCAGTTAAGCTTTTCGATAAAGCTATCAAAGCATCCCATGAGAGCTACGTGAGCATAAGGAGCATCGTCACTAACAAGATTTTCGATACTGCATCGGTAGCCGCGCTGAATCTGAATATTACTGACGTACTTATTAATTGCGTCAAACTTGCCAATAATCTTGCCGCCCTTAAACTTAAACGTAATAGGGCTCATTTTATAGACAGAGATTGTCTCGCTCGTCAGGTAGTTATCGTGAATAGGAGCATCTACCGTAACAGTATTGCCAGAAACCGAGGCTACCCTGACAATTTCGCCCTTCTTATAGTAACTTCTATAAGAGCTAAAGCTGTAATCCGTAGGATTAGTAATAACCAGCAGGTCCCGTGTCTTTACATTCGGTGAGGAAGCAAAGGTAATGGTATTTCCATAGCGGACGATATCCGATGCAATGGCAGGCAATGAGGTATTATCCCCACCCTTGGCAACAATACATCCGTCAGTGAGGTTTGCAGTTCTGAAATCTAGCGTCGAACCTTCATCACATTCTATTTCAAGATTGGAGTCTACAACAAGAGACTCAGTAAAGACATAACGACCTGCGGCAACCTTTATCTTGCTAATGCCTCTGGCTTTTGCATAGCTGATAGCATTGACAAAAGACTGTGTGCCATTAACGCCCTCAGCAGTAGATACATAAATAACATCACCGGGATTATTGGGGACTTTCCCGTCATTAAGCATACGGATATAGATAAGCTCAAGATCGCCATAAAGCAGATCGGGAGTATTAGCAAGTTCCGGTGCAAATTTTACAATCTGGTTGTAGAGATATTCCCTACGCTGAGCATTGTACCCTTCGATGGGAGACACATCCAAGCCGGCCACAGGGTATCCTTTCCATTAGTATTTCAATTTATCTTAACATGGCTATATGGGCACAAAAAAGGAGAGTGACCAATAGGCCACTCTCCTTTTTAGAGGATATCTTACTCGATATCTTCGGTAATGCCGGTAACTACACCGTGCGTGTTGCGACGGTTAGTACCGAGTTCCGAATACTCAAACAGACGCGCAGTGTAAGCGTCATAGGTACCGGAGTTATCGCGCTTCTGAGTCCA